ACCTTGAACGAGAGGTGTGTTTTCTGCCAGTGGCTTTTAGTAGCCTCCATCACCCTCGTGGCAGTTGCCTTCGCCATTGATGCACTATCCCAGGTTAACATCAATACGAGCAGCTCGCCAAAATCAACAAACTACGATGAGATCGAAGCATACGGCGTTAAGTGTAGGCAGGCTATCGGCAGCAACCTTAACGTCGAGGCTGGAGTTGGGCAAGCTGAAGAAGCTAACAGTTTCGACGCCTACGATAATAATAGTGGCTCAGACCGGGTAGGGTTGTTTGCTCGAATATCATACGCATTAGGTGCTCCTAAGCGCCTCGACTGTGGACGTATCTATCAGCTCACAGTGTACAGGCTGCAACGTGAGCTTCTATTGCTCAACAAGCAAGAGGGAGAACAGTAGTATGATTTCTAAGCACTTCCAGAGGTCAGAGTTCGCCTGCAAATGCGGCTGTGGGTTCGATTCAATCGACTCAGAGACCGTTTCAGCATTAGATAACATACGTGAACACTTCGACAAGCCAATAACAATAAACAGCGCCTGTCGATGTGTGGAGCATAACGCTTCAGTGGGTGGCGCATCGAAGTCACAGCACGTAAGAGCGAGAGCCTGCGACATCGTTGTAAAGGGCGTAGACCCTTCGACAGTAGCGGACTACGCAGAGAGTTTAGACATCTCTGTTGGTCGCTACAGCAGTTTCACTCACATAGACACACGATCTGGCATACCAGCAAGATGGAAAGGCTAGGCATTTAGCAGCACCCTACGAGGAATAACAATGGCACGATTCAACTCAAAGCCCGTTGTTGTGCGATATGAACCCTCCCCCACTGGTCTTGAGTTTCACCGATCTAAAGCGGATACACGCTTGGTGATGGGACCAGTTGGGTCTGGCAAAAGCACAATGGCAATCAACGAACTAATAATGCTTGCAGTGATGCAGGTCCCAGACAAATGGAACCAGAGAACAACCAAGTGGCTCATCGTGAGGGAGACCTACCCGCAGCTACGCAACACAGTATTTGAATCGTTCAAGATGTGGCTAAGGCCGAATCAAACAACAGTTAGGTACACGGAAAGCGCACCAATGCGTATACGTTGGACCGATAGGTTAGCAGACGGAACTCAGATGAACGCAGAGTTCGTCTTTTTGGCAGTAAAGGACCCCTCGGACTATGAGAATGTTAAATCGTTTGAAATCACTGGCGCATTCATCAACGAAGCGGGAGCCTTGGACCAAGATATTATACAAGTGGTTAATAGCCGTATTGGGCGCTTCCCACCTCCAGTGGATGCTGTCGATCCAAGAAAACCCATCACGCAAACAGCTCTCCTTATTGATAGCAACCCGCCAGACGAATCATCTTGGATGGCAGGAGTTTTCAAGACAGTGCCACAGCATTGGGAGGTATGGCGTCAACCTCCTGCCGTACTTCCAGATAGTAGTTCAGATACAGGGTGGAAGCTAAATCCAGAAGGTGAGAACTTCAAGTACCTTGGAGTAGGCCCCGAAAAATACTACTTGGACAAAGTTTCCGCAATGACGCGAGAGCAGATACGAGTATTGTTTGAAGGAAAGTTTGGTGTAACAAGCCACGGTAAGGCCGTGTATCGGCGTCAGTTCAGTGATGAACTGCACGTATCGAATAGCAAGCTCAAGGCAATCAAAGACCTCCCGCTGTACTTCGGATGGGACTTTGGTAAGGGCGGAGAAGCTTTCACCATCGCACAGAAGACTCGAACGGGCCAGTTAAGAGTCCTCCATTCACTAGTAGCCGAGAACATTGGCCTCCACGACTTTGCTCAGAACATGGTGAGGCCATTCCTAGAGAAGCACTACCCACAGGGAGAGTGGCCGCAAGATTTGATTATCTCTGTGGGTGACCCGTCCGGCAGAAGCTCTCATGGACTCAGCGTGGATACCCTTAACTACTTTGATGTACTCAACTCTAGTAAGGATGGGATATTCAGCGACTGGTTTACAACTCGACCAGCCAAGAGCAACCACATAGAACTGAGGTTGAACGCTGTTAGGTATTTCTTATCGCATCCAACGCCAACAGGTGGTCAGTCGTTCCAGCTAAACAAAGAGTGTGGAATTCTAAGAAGAGGATTCAACGCTGGTTACGCATACAAGCGTGTACAGGTTAGCGGTGACGCGAGGTACCGTGATAAACCCGACAAGAACGAATTCTCTCACCCACACGACACATTACAGTACATCGCCCTGGAATGTCATCCTCGTTACCACGAACTCGTTAAGCACACGAGCTTTGTTCAAAGAGAGGTGGTAGACCGTGTTGCGAACTACTAAGGACATCTAAATGACAGAACAAGAGAGCTACGAGCTAGAGATGGCACGGGAGATTGACAGCGAAGACCGAACGCCGGAGCAGAAGGCTGCGATAAGGAAGGCGGATCAAGGTGGGGCTTTAGAAAATGAGCGATGCAACGCTGTCAACGAGCGCCGTGCAAGCGGTATTGATGACCGATTGGTGAGAAGCTACCAGTTGTACGATGGGCTTCGTGACACTCGTGGTAGAGCTACGTGGGAAGACGGAGTGGCAGCACAGAATGTTGGCAGTAGAGCTTACGCTAACATCGTCCGTCAGATCACTAACGATGGTGCGGCTCAGATAGGGGACCTTTTGTTCCCGAATGATGACAGAAACTATGGCCTGAAGCCCCTGAAGATAGCCAAGCCTCCAATAGCTCTGGAGCAAGAACCCGCTTACGACTCAAAGGGCAAAGCTATTGTCGATGAGGGAGGACAACCTCTCACAAACGCTCAGGCTCACGCTAGAAGAGTTAAGCGTTCCACTAAGAAGTGCGAGAGGATGTTCGCAAAGCTAGACAGTGCCTTAATCAGTGCTCGCTACCCTAGTAAAGCTAGGAAGGTGATAACTGACGGCGCTATCTACGGCGCAGGTATCATTAAGGGTCCAGTTCCCGTGAAGACCAAAAAGGGTCGTTGGGTTCGCACTAAGGCTGGTGGTTACAGTTTGAACCCTAACCAACCACTGACGCCTGATTGTGTCGTTGTGAGTCCAATGGACTTCTTTCCAGACGCTACAGCAATCTCTTTAGAGGACTGTAGGTACACTTGGGAGCGCATAGCTGTTCAGCCGTGTGATTTGGAAAAGGCCGTTAAGGAACTGGGGTATTGCCCTGACGCTGTTGGCCGAATCCTTATTGCAGGCACGAACGAGATGGCGTTTGATACGGGTGACGTTGTAGATGAAGCCAAGGCTCCTGTAAATTCAGAGGGAAGGCGCACCGGAAGGTACATCACCTGGCAGCGTCACGGTAACTTGGATAGAGAGCAGCTAGAGGCTCTTGGCGTTAACCTCCCGAAGTCCAATAGAGTTTACTTCAACTCAATCGTCACGATGTGCCAAGGAAATATTCTCAAAGCAGTGACAGTTGAGTATGAAAGCGATGAATCTTTGTACAGTGTTTACTGTTGGGATGAAGACCCGCTTAACATATTTGGCTACGGAATCCCGTGGCTCATGCAGGACCAGCAGGCAGCCTATGTCGCTTCATGGCGGATGGCTCTGGACAACGGAGGGCTGTCAGCGGCACCTCAACTTATCCTAGACAAGTCAATGATTGACCCTGTTGACGGTAAGTGGGAAATGCGTGGCGGTAAAGCTTGGTATGTTAAAGACAACACTTTCGAGGTGGGCAGCCGTAACCCTCCGTTCCAAGTGGTTCAGATAACACAGAACCTCAAGGAAATCTTTACGCTCATGGATCGCGCTGTATCAGACGCCTACGAAATAACTGGGGTTACTAGGGTCCCCAACGCACAGCAAGGATTGGACAACGCCCCTGTCACGCTGGGAGCCACTCAGATCATGCAGAACAACACGAGTGTCTCTCGCAGATCACAAGCGAGGCGCTGGGACGATGAGGTCACTCTAGGCTTGGTGACTCGGTTCTACGATTTCTTCATGCAATATGAGGATGATGATGACATAAAGGCCAACATGGAAGTGGAGCCTCGTGGAGCCACTGTGCTTCTCGCTAAGGAACTCACCGCCACGAACACTATCCAGCTATATCAAATGACTGGAAGTGGTGAAGCACCAGGCGCAAAGGGTATCAACATCCTACGTGGGCTGGAGGCTGCCATGCAGATTCCTTCAGGTACTTACGTGGAAACCATAGAAGAGCAGGAAGCTCGTGAACAGCAAGCAGCAGAAGCGGCTGAAGCAGGTGAAGTTCCAGACCCAATGATTGAGTTTGAGAACCGCAAGCTTGAAGTTGCAGAAGCAGCCATTGAGCTAGAGATGGCTCGTGACAAGACTGCGGAGATGGTTGCCACTCATAGAGTTGAACTTGAGTCTGCTCGTTTCCAGCTAGAAGACGCATTAGCATCCGCTAGCTTAGATGATAAGTCTCAAACACGCATGGACGCATATCGATCCAAGATGTCAGAGCTAGAGTTTAAACGTGAAACTGACATGGCTAAGTTTGCCGAGCAGAACAAGACGGCAAGGGACTCAGCAGCGGCCAAGATGAGAACAGAAAGTGTCGTCAAGGTGGCTGAGTACAACCTGAAAGAACGAGAAATCGCCAACAAAGAAGCGGAACTCAGTTACAAAGAACGGACAGGTAATCCTGGTATATGAACGCCTACGATTACGCAACAATAGCGCTAAAGCTAGAGGCTGAAATAGAGCGCAAGATCGAAGAGTTCGAGCGGATATGCTACGACCTCAAAGCTTCAGAAGAAGCGACGAATCAGGCGCGAATAAGAAGGCTACAACTCATCGCTGTGCGAAATTTGATCAATCTAAAGACGCACACGCTCTGACTTAACACCTCCTCTCTACGGACAGGAGAACACGAGGGATCCACATGAACGACACAACTCAAACTGTTGAACTTACTGATTACGAAAAAGAGTGGGGACTTGATACAGACGACCCACAAACATCATCCGTAAACAATGAGCTAGACAAAAAGACTCCAGCAGTGGGCGACCAACCTTCTGCCGAAGCCCCCAATGATCCACAAGAAGCCACCTCAAGCAACGATAACCAATCCTCTGAGGAGAGTGAAGTTGTTGACGTTTGGGCTGACGCATCTGAGGATCAAAGGGAAGCGTTCCGTCGCGCTGAGAACGAGAAGACGGCAGCAGAGAACAGGGCAAAGATAAACAGCGACAAGCTGGCTGAACGCGGTAGGGAACTGAAGGCACTTAGGCAGGAAGCTGCTGAACTGCAAGAGGCTACACGGCCACGTACAGAGTTCGAGCAAGAGCATGAGGTGTATGCGAATGACATCAATACGATGATCGAGCAGAAGCTTCAGCAACGCATCCCTGTGCAGGAAGAGTTATCGGAAGCTGAAGTGGATCAAATGACCTACGAAGCTATCACTAGAGCACACCCAACAGCGGGTGATCTCTATAACTCAGAAAGCATGAAAAAGCTGCTGGCTGAAGACCCTGTTTTTAAACACGGTGGAAAGCCAAAGTTGTTCAGTGAAACCTTACACTCAAATGATCCAGCGGACGTAATAGCCGCTCTGGATTACTACAAAACCCTCAACCACTCCGAAGAGGCTAAAGATAACGGACTTAGCAGTATGCAATCCACGCAATCCCGTGGAGGAAAGCCAGACATGCGAAGCCTAAGTCAGTTGTCGGATAAAGAGAGCTACGAACGAGAGTGGCAAATAGATGATGAAGATTAAGGAAGTTTAGAATGGCAGACCCAACAGTATATCAAAATGCAGTAAACGGAACTGGCCCCGGCTGGGGAACGCTAGCTGCTAAAATGGAGAAGCAGGCCTTGCGTCACGCGCAGCCTACTCTTGTCCTCTCTCTTGGTGCAAAGAAGTTTACATTGC